TACTTACGTCTACCTTTCGCTGTAAGACCGCCTTTCTTGCTTTTCTCGCCGCGACCTATGGATAGTGATACGCCTTTTCGTTTAGCCATGTTATTTCTTACGTTTGATGTTTAAAGATACACGTGCTGCTTTGGTGTTACGCACGAATTGTTTACCGCTTCCGCCTTCTTTCTTCTTTTTCTTTGCGGTTGTAGCGCGTTGAGACTTCGACAAAGACTTTGCTTTGGACATCGGTAAGCAACGATCTGGGTTCTTTTTGTTCTTGGACGTTCCGCATTTACCTGCGATCTTCCCCGAACTACTTATGCGTACCCAGTTCTGCCTTCTCCATTTAGCTAACTCGCCCATGTCAATACGAAGGTCTACTAAGCATTAGTTTCTTGCGACCTATTTTCTTCTTTTTCTTACCGTATTTCATATTATGATTTTTTGCGTTTTATGTTAAGTTTCTTACGTCCTTTACCGTACTTAGGATCTTTACAATACTTAGACGCCGCCATGTTTGCGTAAGCGCTGGGGTAGCGGTCAAAAGTGCGTTTAGCCCAAGCTATTCCTTTTCTGCATATTTTAGCCATGATCTTATCGTTTCATCAGCATCTCCATCATGCGATCCAGTTTGGTGTTAATTTCTTTGACCGACGTTTCCAACCCGCTCATGCGGTTTTCCACGGCAGTGTCTCGTTCACGTTGAGTAGCTAGTTCGACTTCAATCTGCGTAAGACGTCGTTCATCAGCGTCCAGTCGATCAGAGAACTTCTTACCGATCCAACCGAATACGCCAAGTACTACGGCAAGAGCTGTGTCGAGAAAGTGGGAGATTTCTTCAGTCATTGTCTTTAAGCTTCTATTTCTTCTACGACTAACGTCCAAGCCAACACTCCACCAAACAACCGACCAGTATGAATACCGTTTACGTACATCGTGTCAGAACCGTTAGCGCCGTATCGAACGGAGATAGTCTTAGCCGTAGTAGCACCAGGGGCGTATTCATAGACACCGTTTAATGGGTACGGGTGAGAGTTTGAAGCAGACGCTCTAGTGCCTGTAATAGCGTGTATGGCATTGGATGCACCGTCAAACAGAGCGGCAGTACATTTAGCTCCTGTCGTGTCACTGGTGAAAGTACCTCCATAGGTTATCCGTAAACGGTTGGTAGCAGCGCTTAATGTTCCCGTGGTAAGCGTAAGTATTTCAACGCCTTCGGTATTTTGTGGTATTGTGTCGTCTGCTGGTAAGTCCGCAGCGGTTGAACTGTAGGTCGTGTATTCAGCGTAATATCGGCTTACGATCTTTCCACCGCCTACGTTCGTCAACTGCGACCCGTCAACGGCAGGTAGTTTTGCAGTCCCGTCCAATTGAACGACGTTGTTTGCGCTCGTACCTACGTCTAAAGCCGCTGCCGTGCCTTGTGAAGCTGTCGTTGCATATGTGGAACCTGCGTCTACGTCTGATACCATTCGTGAATGTGTCTGTGTAATTGCCATATATAGTGGTGGTTAAAGGGCGGATATTATGAAAGCGAGTAGTTCAGTATACCGAACGGACATTTGAGTAACTTCTTGATAGCCTTCGGTCGGTACGTTCTTAACGTCTACGCTTCCGTCTATCTCTTTTTCGTACCAAGTGTCTCGACAGACCATTGAATACTTAAACGGGTCTAAACCTTCCGCTTCAAATGCAGCTTGTAATTCTTGGGCTATAACACCAACGTGTGTCCTAGCAGCATCGCCTTTCTTTTCTACAGCCGATTTAAGACGGTACTTCTTGACCAATGACTTACAAGCGACTGCTACTCTTTTCTCAGCTTCGTCAAGGTCTTGTATGTCTTCTTTAAGGTTTCTATCGGAACCGTTAATACCTCCCGTAGAGTAAACATCATCCCAACGTTTTGAGGCAGACCCCAAGTCTTGAGCGTTATCTGCATTCGGTTCCCAGTTACCTGTCGCTTGATCCATTTGAACAACAACCCCAGCTCCCCCGTCGTCAGCCACCCAACTTAGTTGAAGTTTTCCACTGAACGGAACCAACCTACAAGTCTTTTGATCGACAGCCTGACCGCCCGAATGCATTTCCAGATAACCTAATGAGTCGGTCGAATGTGAAATGACTTTCTTATTGCCAGCCCCTGCTGCCGCCATGTCCCCAACTACTTCCAACTTATAATCTCCGCTTGCAACAGCGCCTATACCGACGTTCGTGTTTACGTTGAACTCAGTATCCGTGCTGCTTATCTTGGCTCCTGTAACTGCGTTATTTGCAATCGTCAGAGCGGTAGAACCAGTTACGTCTCCAGTATGAGTAGCGTTCGTTACTTTTGCCGTGTTAGCTGCAACAGATGCGTTGTTCGACACTTCCGTATCAAAGTCTGATATGGTTGACGCTGTTTGCGTACCTGTATGTATCGAACGGTCTTTTGCAGTACTGTCCAGTTTGGCGGCAGTAATATTACCGTCTGCGATCTTTGCAGTAGTGACAGCGTTAGACGCTAGTTTATTTGAGTCTACTGCTGAATTGTCAATCTGAGCAGTGCTAACCGTACCAGTCGTTACAGGTATTGCGTACCCACGCTGAACGACCACGATGTTCGATCCCGTAGGAGGAGTACTTGTAAAGGTTATGGTGTTAGCGTCTGCGTTGATAACGTAAGCAACGGTAGGTTCCTGTAGAACTCCGTCTATGGCTACTTCGTACATCGTGTCTCCGTCCAAGCTAATACCCGAACCGAAGGTAAACGCGGTACTACCGTCGCCAGTAAAGGTCGTCTTAACCGACTCGGTTGAAGATCCGCTTACGGTGTTTACGATTTGCGTATCGACGTAAGTCTTCGTAGCAGCGTCTTGTACGAGCGTAGGATCAGCAACGCCAGTAATCTTGTTCGCACCCATAGCCAACGCACCCGACATCGTATCACCAGCTTTTGTAACCTTTAGAGCGTCTGCTGTATCGACGTAGTTCTTGGTTGCTGCGTCTTGAGCGCCTACTGGATCGGCTACGTTAATAAGACGTAAGTTCTTGGTATCCCAGTTGTTTCCGCCTACTTCTTTCTGCAAGGAACGTTCGTTCAAGTTACCGATCTCCTCGTTCAAGTAGAGGTTATGACGGTATGCTTTGTCGAGTTCGGACTCGGTCAACACCGATCCGTTTACAAAGTCCACGAATGGATTGTCGGAGTCAGCGTTGGAGTCGCGTCGTACTCGTACCTTCATTCCAGTTGTGGCGGGCGTGTTCAGCCTGACCAAGTTTGGAGATCCTGCAATAATCGAGTAAGCAGAAGTCGCTTGAAGGACGCCGTCAATTTCGACGACGACGTGTGAATCTTCGAGGTATTCAAACGTTATATTGAAATCAGTCGTCGAAGTAGAGACGGTGTAGTCTTCAAAGGTATTAGCCATGATGTCTTTCTATAGTTAGTTAGTAGTTAAAAGCGATGTTATTTAGTCGTTTAAAAGTTCAAGTACGGATTTAGGTTTACCTCCGACGTCGAGCTTAACGCCTGTTTGTTCGTAAAGTTCGAGTAGGTTTTTATCGTCTTTATCAACGAAGCTGGACATAAACCGCTTGTCTTTAAGAACTTCCTTCTTTGTGCGGTTGTAGTATTTCCTTAATTCGTCGTTAAGCATCTTCAATCCTTCGTTCTGAAACTTACCGTCAAGCGTTTGTGTCGGAGGTTTTTCGAAGCGTCTTTTAAAACTTTTACTTGCCAGTAACTTGTCTACCGCTTCGCTTATAGTCTGCTTCCCTATGCGTACTTCTCGTAGTTTCAAAGAGAACGCGTATTCAAGTGTCAGTCCGTCTTCGTTACGCCATTCAGTCATCTTAATCCCAGGAGCAAGCGTAGTAGGTTTACCTGACACTTGTTGGTAGTTATCGGTCGCCAACACTTCGTCAAGTTTCGTCCTGACTACTTCTTTCTGCGGAGCCAATCGAGTCACGTTCTGGGTAAGAAACGTTCTTGGACTTTGTTCTGGTTCGCCTAACAGATCTGTTTTCTTATTGGCTGGCCCCGTTCCAAGCGTATGATACGCAACTCGTTCGAAAAACGTAGCACCGCGTAAATCATCGACTGTTCCATCGGAGGTTACCGTTTGAGTAATCTTACGGACTTGAGCGGGAAGAGGTATGTAACTGGAAAGTAACTTGGCGGTAGCGTTCTTTACCATTTCATCCGTCCCAGTCGCCAACTCTTTACCTGTTTTATAACCAGCAGTAAGAGGCTGTTCGGCAAGAAGCGTGGTAAGGGAAGATCTCATTACGGTTACAAGGTCTTGATCTTTTTGTAGAATAGGCAAACCAGATTCGTCTTCTGATTTTTTCATTTCCAACCACACAGCCACATCAGCTCCAATCGCTAACGGCCCACTCCAAGGCATATTAGCAACGTAATTAACGCCTAAAGCATCGTAAGGTTTAAGTTTGTTCTTTTTCTTCTGATCGTCCGTCATCCAAGACAGTCCGCCTGTCATACCACCCTCCGTAGCCGCAAGATAACCAGTCGCGAACAAACCAGTACCGACCATTAAGTCAGTCAATGCCTCGGAGTTATACTTGGCACGCCTAGAAGCCGCCGTCTCAACCTTTTCCGTAAGTTCTTTTATAGCGTCTTCAAGTCCTTTTATTCGATCTGGATTAGTTTCTTTTCGCAAACTGTCTTGAGCGGCTTTCAGTTGATTTGAAAAGCGTTTGATCTTACTTGAGTACGGGTTAGCTACGGTAGCTTTCAACACGCCCATAAAAGGCAGAGAATAGTGACCTAGTCTGTAAGCACCTCTAATCGGAACGCCTATGTAAGGCATGAAAGCACGTATTAAATTACCGAGTAATTGCGAAGTTTCTGTGCTTTTAGTGTCAGACAGTTTGTTAAGAGTTCGTATAATAGCTTCCGAAAAAGGTTCGTGTACGTCTTCTACTCTGTCCACGTTGGAAGCAAACAACAACTCTTCGTTAACTTGATTGATCTCGTCGTAAAAGTTGGAAACGTCGTCAAGTACGGCAAGACCGTCGTTATCTCTCCAAGCAGACTCGTACAGTTCTTTTGCGTATTTCTCGGCTTCAGCTGGATCGTTCGGGAACTTTCTTATTCCGTTCTTCGTAGCTTCCGACCACATCCTTCCCTTGATGATTTGACGCTTGAATACTTCATCTACTGACTGAATACCTCGAACACCTAAAGACATGATATGCCAGAAGTTACGGGAATTAATCCACCTTCCAAACACGTTTCCTACGTTTTCAACAGCTTCCGCTTGTCTCTTGGAATCGTTCCACGCTTTTGCAATCAACGCGTCTTCACCTCTTGGTAATGACGTTTGCGAAACTTCATCAGAAAACTTACCGACGGTTTTAGTGGTTGCTCCCAAGTTCTGTTGAAACGTGCGCTTTACCGCTGTTCCCAAACCTTGTAAGTCGGTCAACATCTTCATTGCTCCGAATAAATCCGCTTGAGCGTACCTTATTGCTTTGGTCATACCCGTTTGATTCAAGGTGACGTTGGCAAGGAAACCGCCTACAGGTCTGAAAAATTGTTTAAACGCAGCTAGTACGTTCGTTCCTACGCCAGCAAACACCGAAGGAAGTTGATTGATAAGAGCAAGTTGACGGGCTAGTTGAACGGCGTTTATACCTTTCGTGAATAAACTGATCCCGTCTTTGTTCAAAGCAGCGTCGAAATGTTCACGGTAGTTACCGTAGATGTCCATACGTTGTTGAGCTGCGTTTATATCTGCTTGAGCTTTGTCAATGTCAGCAACCCGATTTTTCATACGGGCTTTGGACTGTTGGATCTTTTCTCTTAACTCGGCAGAACGAGACGGTTTGGTCGGGCCTTTTGGTTTAGGTGTAGTCTCGGCTCTCATGTCACCCATGATTCCACGTCCTTCGACTTCAGCAACCCTAGCTAATTCCTTTTCGAGTTCAACCACCTTCAAAGCTTCTGCTTCTGCGTCCCTGTAAAATTTAATACGGTCTTCCAAATCTTTTATCTTCGGGTCTTCTGGAAGTTTAGGCATACCTGCTTTTGCTCTGGCTTGTTCTAGGTCGCCAAAACGTTCACGACGTTGATTCAACTCCTTTTCAAGACGCGCTGCTTTTGTTTCATGGGCTTTGCGTATCTTCTCCGCTTGGAACTCAGGCGTCATTTCCTTCGCAGCTTTATCAATTTCTTGAACACGATTTCTCATGTTCTTTTTAAGAAACGCAATGTCGGCTTCGACTTCTTCCAACCGACCAGACGCTTTCTTCGGCCCCGTAGGTTTCTTAGAGACTTCAGCACGCTGCGCTCCTAACGGCCCAGTCTCAACGGCAAGTAAACGTTCCCGTTCTTTCAGCCGTTCTCCAAGTCGGATAGCGTCCCGTTCGTTTGCTTCGTGAAATTTTATACGCGCCTTTAAATCTTTAATCTCAGCGTCGGCTTCTTTCTTTTTAGGAGCGTCTTTAGGTTTAAGCTTTGCATCGTCTCCAAAACGTTTTTGAAGTTTTTCCAACTTCTTTTTAAGGACGTCTTTTTCTTTCGCTTCTTTCTTCGCAGACTGTTCGGGCGTTAGTTCTTTAGCGGGTTTCTTCTTACCAATCTTCTTGCCAGTCTGTTTAACTTCGGGCTTAACACCTAAGTAGTCCTTCATCAGTTTCGACAGGTCAGTTTCTTCACCGCCGTCCAACCGTTCTCTCAAGCTGTTTTCCAACTTATTCAACGCATCGTCTTCTTTGAGCGCGCGCTGACTAAACTTACCTTCCCAACTGTATCGATTAGAATCTTTACGCGACCCTTGTACGAGCCGTCCACCTGCTGTCTTGGATAAATCCAAAAGCTTACTGTTTAATTTTCGTAAGGTTACGACAGCATCTAGGGCGTTGCCAACGGCTTCCGTATTGTCAGCGTTCTTCGACAACGCAACTAGGTTCTCTCCCAAGCGTCTATGTACACGTTCGTTAAAACGTTCCGCGTCTCTGTGTACCTTTGGGCCTAATGCCGAAACAGTTTCACTGTCTATACTTTCCCAACGCTTTATAAGGGCGTTCAGTTCGTCGTCGTCTGGATCGCTTGGGGTTTCCTTGGTTGGCGTTTTAGGCGGCGTTGGAGCGTCGTCCACTACGTCTTTCTTTAACGGTACTGGGTTCTTTTCCCTAGCGCTGATGGCTTTACTCGCTTTTACAATACCGTTCAAAGCGTCGTCCATTATTTCTTCAGCGTGTTCTATGTCCCTTAACTGTTTTAAAGCTATGCTAAGTCCTGCTGATTTTCCCGTCTGAGCGTAGCCACCTCCAAAACCGTATTTAATACTGTCAGGCAAAGGTTCTTTTGCTTTCTTAATCGTTTCTTTAACTTCTGCCTTTTGTTTTGCTAAAGAATTTTTGGCGTTCAAAACGGCTTTTTCTGCTTGTCCACGTCCCCACGACCCAGTCTTAGACCAAGCCGTAAACAACGTATTCATGCCCGTGTTCATAGCACCGCCTACGCCTCCGCTTAAAAGTAAGTCGTACTCGTCGAAGTTGTCCCTTTCGTTTAGAAGCAGTTGAGTTGATTGCCTTAAAGCCGATTCAGCCATTCCTAGCGCTGCCCCACTTACAAACGTCTTCGTCCCGTTTACTACAAGGTTTCGACCTTTCCACGTCTCCTTACCGATTGCAGGACGACCCAGCGCAAAGACGCCTTTGTTCACCTTGTCGAATATGAAAGTAGTACCAAATACGCTAGATGCGATGGCTTCTCCCGCAGAAAATTCTTCTTGAATGCCGTAAGACTTTCGAACAGCTTGACCGAGTAAGTTGGAACCGCCCCATATTAAAGCTTCGGCTCCGATTAGACCTACTACACCAGCCACGGTCGAACCGCCTTCAGGCGCTACAATACCTAGTTTACTTACGTGACTAGCACCTCGTAGGAACCTCATAGCTGGACGGTACTTATTGAGCAGGTACTGCATACCTATACCCGTACTTAACTCAGTACCGATTCCAGCAACAGTACCTTCTATATACTTCCCCGTTTCAATCTCCGAGTTGACCTGAGACATCGCTTCCACGACGTTTTGATCGACGGTCGGCATGGGCGCAGCTTCTTGTTCCGTTTGTGGAGTGTCAGGTCTAACTCCTAAAGTTCCTTCGTCTGCCGCTTTAAGTAGAGCTTCTCTAGGGTCTTCCATTCTTAATTAGATAAAAGGTTTTCTTGTGATTTCTGAAACGCTGCAAAAGACTCCGCATTATAAATTCCAAATTTCTGATATAACTCTCTGGTCTTTTCTTCTTCGGGCGTCAGTTTTTCACGCGCCTCGTCTTTTATAGATACTCTTGCCCATCCTGCTAATACCGTGTCTAGCTCTAACTGGTTTCTAAAAAGCTTAACGTCGTCAGCGTCCATTCTAGCTTTAGCTAAATCGTCAGCGCTTTCTGGAGTCCATTCCGAGTAACCGAAGTTATACAAAGAACGTCTAAATGCATCGACGTGTTCGTTCTTTTTCATTTCAACACGGTCTTTTTCGATGTCCTGGGATTTTATCATTGTACCCCTGACACCTCTTAAAGGTGCGTTAGGAGCTGCGTTTGGAATAAAATCTAAAAGTTTTAAGCTTCCGTATTCCACGTCGTCGAACGACCACGGCTTATCTATCTCGGCTTTCCCTTTTTCTTGAATTTTAACAGCTTTATCTTCGTCTATATCAAAAGATCCAGTTGCGATTACCGACGTAATAGCTTCAGCTTCACGTTCAAACCTCTTCTTTTCGTCTGCAATCGCTTGAGTACGTTCGTCACGCAAAGCTTTTTCCCTTTGATCGGGCGGTAAATCTGCAACTTCCTTTGCTTTTTCAATCAAGCGGTCATTAATAAAAGGCATGGCTCTTAAAACAAAAGCATCGTCAAAGCCGTCTGGTAGATCGTCCGCGTCTATGTCTCCAACGTCCGACGTCATCATTTTAAGGTTGTTACCTAAAGCGCTCTTGGCAGTCTTGTAGACGTCCAACTCAACTATGTAGTCACCTTTGGTTTCTTCTTTGTTCGCTTCAATAAGTTCGGTAAAACCCGTTACACCGTACTGTTTGTTTTCGTCTTTAAGGAAGTCTCCCACGTCCTTACCGATGTTCTCAGGTAGTTGTTTCCACGCTCTAAATTCCGATACTTCTTGCTCTCTTACTTCTGGAGTTAACGCCGAAGGAGGAAGCGGGCTGATCTGAGCTGCCTCGAAACCGTCGTTTATTTTTCCTATGTTATCGTAGTAAAGATTATACGCTTCGTCGCTTATATTAGGTTGGTTAGCTAGAACCCTCAAAGACTCAAAGAACACGTTCAAAGGTGCTTCAGATTCTTTCACGCTCTCGATAAGTCCTTGTATCTCGTCTTCTCCCGCTCCCAACGCTCTATAGGTGTCGATCATTTCCTTGGTAGTCGAGTTGTTGACCACGCCTGTACGTAAAGACGACATAGCGTTAACTACTCGATTGGAGAACCTACGACCTTGTCTAGCCAATGTGTCAGTACTGGACGTACGCAACGAACTAGCAAGGCTACGATTCAACGGGTTCAGTAAAGTCTTTGCGTCCGTAGTTCTAAAGATCGGCTTCTTGTTTACTTGTATGACGTTCATGGCTGCAAGCATACGCTCGGCGTCTGCATACCTACCGTTAGCCAACAATGCGTCCACCTGTCTAACGTAACCGTTGACAATGATTTTACTACGGGTCTTCGGGTCGTTTACTCCTGCTTCTTTTAAAAGTTTCTCACGGTTCTGAGCGGTCAGTTGTAATCCAGCCGTGTCAAGTCCGATAGGTTGTCCCGTGTTTGGGTCTACCCGTCGTCTAGTCATCATGTCCAGTTCCAGACCTAGTTCTTCCGATTGACCGTTTACGATAAAGTCGTCCATCTTCTTGTCGTAAGCTTTCAACATATCAGCCTTAAACGGGCCTGTTACAGCGTTCCAGAGTACTTTACCTCCGTCGCTGCTGGCTGCGTCCTGACCTACTTCTTCGCTAAACGACTCCCATTGACCTTTCATAAACCCGTCAACGGCTTCTAGAAACTCGCCTTGGTTCTTATACTTCTCCAAGTCTAGTAACTCGTCTGCCGATGACTGCATGGACGGTAACAAGTTGTTGTTCACAGCTCGTTTAAGAAGCGTGTTACGATACGCCTTGTTGCGTTGAATGCTTAGAAAGGTGTCGGGTTCAGTCTTGCGTATCTCTTCGAGTACGTCTGCGTCGCTGACCGTAAGAGCTTCTTGCGCGCCTATCTGTCCTTGTACTTGACCTAACGCCCCATACTCTTTCAACGCCGTGTTAAAGCCAGAAAGCGTATCAGCCAGATCCATCAACTTATTGCGACCCGCTTGTTGAACGGCTACACCGAAGTTACCGCCGCTCTGAACGGTCGCTTGAAGTTGCGGTGCGTCAGGAAGATCTCGTACTTGTACTCTAGCCATTACGATATTTTAGGTTTGTTCAATTCACGTTGTAGTTCCAACCCAGAGCGATACCCGCTTAGTCCACTGCTTGCTACGTTCACAGCTCCCGTCAAGAAGCTCGGTCTGTTGATTGGTCTGTTAATGTCGATAAGTCTGTTCTGTGAACGGAAGCCAGCGTCGGTAAGAGCCAGTCCCGTTTGTAAATCTTTCATTTCCTGCTGACGGGTAACACCCATCCGATAGGTCGCTTCCTGACGTACGTAGTCGTCCAACAACGCATCTACCGATAAACCTGCTACACCTGACTCACCTGCGCTTACGGTAGCCGTAGCCATCGCTTCACGGGCTTTCTTCGACACTTCTCCGATCTCCCGTGCCGTAGCTTCCTGCTCTTGTGCCTGACGAATACGGATCGAACGCTGTTCCATTAACGAACGCTGACGCTCGGCATCCGCTGCTCTTTGTTGAAATTGAGCTTGTTGCTTCGCCTGACGGCGTTGTCCTGCGTATTGAAGTCCTGCCGATCCTGCTCCTAAGATTGCAGTAGCGACAGGTAAGGCTGCTAAAGTACACATGATTAATTCAGTTGTTTAAGTGAGTCAGACGAACTGGAGGTTCTTTCCGACTTATATATGGTAAATTGTTTGTAGTTGTCGATTCCGACGTCCGACCAAGTAGCGCCTAGCCAAGTCAACCAGCGAACTGATAACTCGTTACTTTCGCATACTATGTTAGTTAAAGCCTTGTAGTCGCCCATAAGACGTCCTACCCATTCCTTTGAATGTTTAATGAAAGTTCTCTTGATGTTGTGAATACGGTAAGTACCTAGTAGCCAGATGATTCCAACGTCTTTTGCCTTGTCTGATTGAGTCACTCCAAAGCTTGCAACCGTACGACAGTCCTTAGTAGTTATCGTCCAAGCTTCCTCGGACGCTTCATACGACTGTTCTAATGCAAGTCTAGGATGTTCACCCAGTCCGATGCATTCCAACATATCAGCCATTCTCATGTCTTCGTAAATCTGAGGAGCGTCGAAATGACCGTCGGCAGGTGCAATCGTACAGTCGCTATAGACGTATTCATTAAGCTCCATATCGTCTAGACCTCGAATGTACGAAAGTCTCAAACTCTGCTGATAGGATCTTCATAGGCAACGCCGAACTCGACTTGATCTTGACCGTAACGTCGTCGTGTTTGGAATGAACGGGAAAGCGAAACGAACCACTGTCTAATACAAGCGATCCGATTACCGAGTCCGCACCCAAGCTAGTCGGGTTGAACGGATAAGAATAAGTATCCCGATACTGCGGTGTAACCTCGACTGTAAAGTGTCCAGTGTCTCCGTACTCGAACGCACCGTTACGTAAGATCTGACTGGTAAAGTTACTGCTCGACCGTCCGCCTCGTTCCGTAGGTTGTTTAAGGGTCTGCGTAGACATCTCGAACTCAGTCTCGTATTCAAGACCTACGTAGAACGAATCTAAATACTTATGAGAACTAGCTACATCTGTAATACTAGGGTCTGCGTAGTTCCCGTTCATTGTGAAGCTTGACGAACTGACGCGGGTGATTGAAACTCTTGACCCAGAAAAAGTATAAGCACAAGCCCCGTCAGGATCGTAAGGCATACCTGTTACCGTAGTAAGCTTAGTACCAGAGTCGTAGGTAACCGTACCTAGTGCGGAACTGGTATCGTAAGCTACACGCCTGTCCAACAAGATCTTATAGGTCTTACCGCTGTCTATCTGACCTGGTGACAAGTCTAAGGTTTCAAGGCAACGGTTAGTACCGTCAAAGGTAAACAAGTAAAGGGTCGAGTCTAATATACCCATACCCAAGAACTGCTTGGTAAACGTAAACTTAGACCACGATGATTGTATCTTGTCTTTACCCTGCCAGAAGTAGCGATAAATATATAAGTCGTTACCCGACGTTGGGTACATGACAATCGTATTCTCGTTTGAACTGCCGACCAACGAATGAACGTTTGAAGGAATATAAGCAGGTACTTGAGCGGTTAAATCAGCAGCGTCGTACGTCTCGGTATCTTTGTCTACGTAGTATTCGTACAACCCAGTAAAGTCTCCCCGTTCATAAGGGAAGTACAAGAAGTTGGACAACGCTATAGGTCTGTCTCCTGTCGGCTTCATATTGTACTCGGTAACAGGTGATATGTTAACGGTCTTAGGCGTCAACAACTCGTTACCTCTTAACACGAACTGCGAATTATCACTGAACAGTACGAGCTTCTCTTGAAAAGGTACGGCAAATCTAAGTTTGGAAACTTTAGTATGACTAAGTCCGACGTCGATCGGAGCCGAGTCCAAAAGCGATTGAGTAGTCGTACGCCAGAAATTGAAGTACTCGTCTGCTTCGCTGAACACCACGGACGACTCAGTCAACACGCCAAAGCGGTTCTTGTAGAAGAACAGATCTTTAACCTTCTTACCAACGAACGACGGACTAGGGTTAGTCTTAGCGTCTCCAGCAGCTCTTGACGTCCATACGGACTCTTGAGCAACGTACGCTTGAACGGTAGTACTAGGGGCGCTGTAAGTGACGCTTGAAGACCAGTCACTAGCGTACCTAATTGCCGTTTCTTCTTCCCAGTAGGTAGCCCCGTTCGTAGTAGCAGGTTCCTTGTTAAGGTTAGGTGCAGAAGAAGGAGATTGCAGACTTTTGTAAAACTTTCCATTGTGTTTGACGATGTCGGTAAAGCGGGGAATGATTTCGATTGGTAGTGTGGAGTTGTCAAAATCAAGCGGTATACCTGCCGACTGTCCAGTCGCTGTACCGTCACTTTCCCAACCATTCGTTTCAACCCAAGATCCTTCACCGAAGTCCTCGTTGTCTTTAGTCTCGAACTTTACGTAGTAGTCGTCTTGATCGAGTTCGGCGTCGCCCCTGACCTTGACTCTAAAGCCGTCAAAGCACTTGGCAGGTAAGTCAGTTATGTATCCAACTTCTTTGTAGACTACGCCTAGACCTGTATCGGACAAAGCGTCGCTGGTGCTAAGTTGAAAATCGCTGCCCGTACTGTGCGTAATCTTTAAGACGTTACCTTCTTGCTCCGTTACGATCGTGGAACCTGCCGATGATATTTGACCCGAACTTACGGAAGCCGTAGCAGTGGTACTGACCGACGAAGTCAACGAGCCTACGCCGTACTTATAAGCTTCGGTAAGAGGCAACCACCCAAATTGATCGTAAAGAACCAGTTCGGTAAACGTAACAGTTACGGGATAAGTCGCTACGTCCGAGTCGTATCCGCTTCCTGAGTGAGTAACAGTAACGCCTGTTATCTTACCGTCTTCGATTGTGACTTCGCCTTTGGCTCCTGTTCCTTTGCCAGTCTGCTCTAGTGACGCCTCGACCTTGTAGTCCTTTAACCAAGCCTTGTAATCGTCGGTCATTGGAACGCCAGCCACGATAGTAGGCATGACGTAAGGGCCGTTTGTAGTTGGGTTGTTTATGGTAACGCCTGTAACGTACTTACCCGTGCTAGGAAACAAAGCATCTAGTTCGGTCTTTAAATCTTCTGCTACGTCGGTCGAAGAGGAAGAATTCCAGTTATGCGTTGAATTGTCTCTCGTAGCTTTAAGGTTGTCTATTTTAATACTGTATTCCGTAGACGCAGCGCCTTGCTTGACGAACACCAAAGCTTCGTTTTCGAGTGCGGTTGAATAAGTGTTACCGCTTTTAATCGTTACTTGATCGTTCGCAACAAAGGTATAGTCGGCAACAGTCAACGCCCTTAGACTCTGAGTAGGCGAAGTAGCACTGTTTAAATAGGATTGAGCTATAGAGCTAATGGACACAGTAATATCGTTACCATTCGCCAAGTCTTGAACGTCCAGTACTGCCTGTGAAGTGTTGTGACCGAACAAGAAAGCGTGTTTATTATCGGCGTCCCTTTTAAAGACATGGGTCTTTGTAGGAAGCGGGTAAGTATCAACAGCTTTAACGAAGTCCGTATTAGGACGTTTCGTAAGTCCGTCTACGACAGAGCTTAAAGCGTTTACTTGATTCTCCGCTTGTCCTGCGTGTCTTAAATTGTCGGGCTGTTGCGATACCCCTTGTACGAGGTTCGGAACGGACGTAGTGATTAATGGCATTACCTGTCGATGACGCGTAACACGTCGTAGTTGTCAAATATGGTGCGGTCTGCGTTCTCGGAGTCGCTGTCTACTGCCGTAGCTTTAGCGTTTATCTCGTCTCTCAAAGTAAAAGCTTCGATTTCAGTAGACCCAAGGAAACGGTTTGCGTACTTCCTAGCAGCTTTAATGTTGATGTACGTACGGAACTGTTGAGGCAATTCTTCAAACGTAAGTTCAAAAGTGATGGTTACCTTAATGTCTTCGGTAAAGACGTCGGTATGGTTCTTCCTGTCGTACAACGTAGTACCACGCTGAACAATATCCAGATCGGTATGCTTGTCGATGGGTAGGTCGATTTTAAGGGTGTTGTTTGGAAGAGGAAATTGATTAGATGAGTTACGCGTCAGTTGGTATTCAAACTCGGTATTGAAGTGCCAGCCTTCGGACTGCACCTCGCGATTAACTTCATCAAGCACGTTTAAAGCCGTTACGACCTGTACGGGAAGACTGCTTCCACTGATCGTGTTTACTGGTGTCTCGCCGATAACGCCGAGCATCGTGTTTACAGCTTCAAGCTTCGTAGTTAGTGCCATGTCTAGTTTTGGTTATAATTATGGAAGTGAGAGGGAGCGAGGACAAAACGAATGAAAACCCCGCTCCCCCAACACAACCAAGAAAAGCTTACTTCTGCAATTCGATAGCAGCTTCAGGACGGAGAACTCCGTGACCCATAGCGTACTTCGCAATGAAAAGCGTGCCTTGACGTGAAATCTGATACTCAGACTCGGTAGCGAGGTCGAGCAACTTCACGGTTCCAACAGCCGAAGGGTGAGCAACAATACCAATCGAGTTGGTGAAGTTACCGTTGTACCCGCTTCCGCTTCCGCCGAATACGTCGTTGGACGCAGCTCCGTCGCCAGTAGCGGTCGAAGACAGATTGGTGGAAGGAAGGTGAGTTGACTTGTAGATGTCGATACCAGCAACTTGAGCAATCGAACCAGAAGCGAGAGAGCCAGAGCCTCCAACGTCTTTGTTTGCAGCAGAAGTCGAGATAACGAGGGAACCACTACCGCCAGTGATGAGCTTGTAGTACTCCTGTGGACGAAGAACGCAGAAGCGACCGTCGGCAGGAACGTCGTTCTCGTCAAGTGCTTGAGCAGCAGTGAAGAGAGCAGCAACAAGTTCGGCACCTGTAGGATCGGTGTTGTCGGAATCGTCAGATCCGTCGGACACGTTGCCCATGACGTTAGCGGATACGTCGAGTACTCCACCGTCTTTACCGCCAGTAATGGTAGCGGCTGAACGAGCAGCAGCGATGAATACCTTTGCGATAGCGGTATCGAAACGGACGGCAAGAGCCTTACCCAACTCGTTAGCGTAGACGCTGCGGATGTCGTAGTGGTTCTTTACGTCGTCGATAGAACTGAGGAACGTAGAAGCGAGAAGGACGTCGTCGATAGTGATGACTACTTCATTCTTCTTGATGTCGCTCAAGTAGCTGTTACCGCTGTCAGCGATGTTTTGACCTGGAGTGTAGTAAGAAGCGGAAGCAATACCCGTAACTGGGAACTGAGCGCTCTTGCCATTCTCGATGGTGCGCATCGTGTGCAAGCTCTTGAAAACGTTGTTTTCTTCGAATGTCGTTAATATTTCGCCAGCAAACTTCTTCAAGAATAAAGCATCAACTGCTCCACTTGAATTAATCTGACCGACGCGTGAGGGAGTGGTGTCTCCATTAGCCATGATTTATTGTCTCCTTAATTGAGATTAATGTTAGTGTGATGTTTGACCTCAACGCGTCGAGTTCGTTCGAAGTTATCCCGCGCACGGGGCAACGACTAATGTCGTCGAGTGATGTCGAAAGTGATGATGTTAGCGTCTACCACCTGGAGTGAAGTAGAAACCTACTATAAGCGGATAGATGCACGTTACGGCGAAGAGGGAAATATGTCCGCTTGTAATCGCCATATAGGCTTGTGACGCTTGAAGATCGATGAGTCCCCATAGGAATGAGTTTCGACCTTCTCCGTCAATGTTGGTTGTTGTGAGGATTGGAACGCTTGGATAGATGGTGGTAAGGAGGGTGATTGCCGAGAGCGTGCACATCCCGATAACAGCAAGCATACGCCTAGTACCGCGAACAAAAGCCCCGCCGTCTCCACCATTAAGTGTTTCTTGAAATTTAAGTGCATAGTCATTGTTCCTCGCTTCCCGCATCATTTCCAACTCGTACTTCTGCTGACGGGAGTCAACCATAGCGCCGAATACTCCCTTTAAGATTGATCCCATCGCAGCGGAACCTCCGCCTGTCAGGAACAATGTCAACAGCTCAAGCATGGTTAGATACTGGATACAGCCAGTCGGCGATCCAACTCGGCATGATACGCTTTGTCACCGCTCTTGTAGCGTGGATCTTGCATAGCCCTACTGACTTCTTGCATGGATTGAAAAGGCATGGTCGAAGATCCAGTCGTGTTGCCTGTTACAAGCTTTGGTTGACTACCGCCTTCTTCAGCTTTGTAACGAGCGTATAGCCCGCTTACTACGAGCTTTGCTTGATCAACAGATCCATTGTTTACCGTTTCGTTAAAAGTGTTCATCTCGTCGTCAGTCAGCGTCTTGCTCGCCCACTCGGACATAGCTTCGTAATCGCCGTTGGCTGCCGACTTGATCTGCGTAGCCTCGTTCTCTTGTAAAGCAGCTTGACCACGGGCATAACCATCGACCAGTTCACGACTAAGACCTGCTTGAGCAAGTGCTTCGTACGTTTCATCAGACAGCTTACCGTCGTTCTCAAAGAACTCTTGTGATGCGTCCGTGATTAAAGTCTGAGCTTGGTTAGGTTCGGTAGTAGGTTCAGTCTCGTTTTCTACCGCTTCTTCTTCCTGCGTTGGTTCTTCTCGGTTCGCTCCCAACTTCGATTCAAGTTCTCCGTAAGCTTTGGCGAGGTCTTCCGCTGACTCAAACTTCTCTGGTAGCCATTCTGGGCGTTCTTGCTCGCCTTGAGGTTCTTCAGACGTCGCTGCTTGCTGTTCTTCGGGTTCAATCTCGTTAGGTGCTGGTTCGTTTATTTCTACTTTTTGATAATCTGCCATGACGTTTGTCCGTTTTTACTGGTTGGTTGTTATTGTTCAACAGGCGGTTGTTCCTGCTGTTCTTGTGCAATAGCGTTAATAGTCGGTGCTACGGCGGGCGCTCCAAGCTTCATCATCATTTCTTGTTGTTGTGCTTGTTGCATAGCCATCTGAATCTCTTCGTCCGACTTTATAAGTCCGTCGGTTTCGATACCAAGTGCGGTTGCACGGCGTTTGAAGTAGTCACCTACGTTTACGTATTGAGCGACAGCTTCTGGGCCGACCACTTGATTAGCTCCTGCAAGGAACATATCGAGACGGTTAAGATCGTTACCACGTCCAAGCGCTTCAACACCTGTCACGATGGTAGGCTTGACGATGTCTTTTGGAAGCTTAGGCAACTTGTCCTTCTTGCTCATCCTGTCCATGAGACGGGTAACAAGTGGAAGTTGGAACTCCTGAGACAAGATTGAGTACAGCCCGCCCAGAGCGGATTCAAGCTCTTGCGATAACATTCGTATTTCCTCGGCGGTAACTCGATCTGCGTCTCTAACGACGGAGCTGTTTAAAAGGAACGCGTGACTGAGTCGGTCTTGGATCTGAGCCATAACCGTTTGAGCTACGCGAAAGTCATTGAATTTATTAAGTTGAAGAACAGATACATCGCCGTCGGAACCCTGGACGATTGCACCGTTTGATGCTTCCGCTAATGTCCTCGCTCTGGTTGTGCCGTTAGGATTAACCATGAACAATACCTTCGCCGCAGCAGCGGAGCCTTCAACGATAGCTTGAGTTAATGACTCTAAAGACTTTAAATCACCGATGTACTCTTCGACTATACCGCGACCATAATCCT